AGCAACAAGCACCAAGCAACAAGCACCAAGCTTCAAGCATCAAGCACGCGAAGCGTGCGACATATTGTCGCGCGTTAATTTGTCTTTCCCTATATACCCTGCACCAACCCCAGCCACCTGCCAATTATAACACATTTTGTAGGATAAGTAAACATGACAAATCGACGCACCCTGCGTCAATTTGGCCATTGACAATGGTCCATGGATCCTATATAATGGTGGACATATTTAACTTTTATTGGAGGTGTTTATGATAGTGAAGGGTATATGGAACGAGGAAACTCAGACAGTGGTGAATAGCAAAACTACACCTAAGATCTGGGCTCAGGATTTTTTGATGGATCTTATCTCAACTTATAATTACAGATTAGAGGATAGAGATCTATCTGGTTTAAATGACATGACTAAAAAAGAAGAGGAAGAATGTATGAGGCAGTTGAAAAAACAAGCGGATAGAATTGCTAAAATGTTCGGGTATGATAAACACTGGACCACGTAAGTTACATCCCGGGCCCGCGCAGCGGGCTCTGCGACAAATTGTCGCGCGTCAATATGTCTTATTGACAGAAGCAACAAGCACCAAGCCCCAAGCTACAAGCGCCAAGCTTCAAGCAACCTGATCAAAAATTTTTTGGATCTCGGACCATGAGTCCGCAAGCGGCCAGCCGTAGAGGTGGCCCTCGGTACTTAGTCCACGGATCTCGGATCCTGGAAAAAGTTTGAAGCATCTCTGACCGAGTGCTTCAATAAGAATAAATGTATTCTTTGGATGTTGTATATGGAAGGCAATTTGATGTGGAGAAAATCGGACCTTATCACCTTTGGCGACTTTTAATTCAACAGTAAAAAAGTGCCCAGAATTAGTGTACCCCAATACATCAGGCATGCCAAGTAAGCTAAGGTTTTCAATACGATTCCAGATGATGGAGGGTGTATTTTTTTTAAGATTCTTGTATAATTTTCGCTCGGGTGCCATCTCATTTTAAGGGTAACCTAGTGGTCTCTAACATACCCTGGGGGCAATATTAATTTCTCTTCACGTTGGGGTTTAAGTATAACTCTCATCGATGAATCTAAAGGATTCATTAGATTAGCAGGGGACTCATGCACTTCAATTCTTTTAATCTCTTCTAAGTATCCATTACGTTCAATATATATTTTAGCATGACTCACCGAATTTCCCCTTGAGCCACCGGGTCCAGCAGTAAACTTTTCTAAATATTCTTGGAGATGTTTAACATACATTACAGTCCTGATCTTCTTAGTTGATTAATTTTATCTTCTATCTGATGAGACAGCTTCTTATTATCTTCTTCTACCTCTGTCAATCTTTCTTGTAATTTTCCGTTAAGTTTTCGATGAGATTCTTCTACCTCTGTCAGTTCAGCAATCCTATTAAATAAATCATTATTATCTTTCTTAACTCTGTCCAACTCATTTTGTAAATGGTCACATCTAGCTTGAGCTTCCTTAACTCGATTCGTTTCGATTCCTTTCATAATACTCAACTCTCCCTCAGCTTCTTCAGCTCTCTTCTTCATCTGTTCTAATGGAGTTCTGTCTTTTCGCATCTCCCCCAGAGTACACGCAGCCTTCAAGGCATCTCTCTTTAAACGCATTTCTTCCTGAATGGGCACAGCATCCGCATAACTAATCTTATACTCTTTAGCAATATCCCAAAGAGTGGGATTATCCTGTTCTTCCCCTTCTTCTTCTTTTTTCTTTTCTTCTGTCATGGTTGACATTATAGCAATGTTACCTTAAAATGTCAATATGGGAGTTCCAAAAAGATTAACAGAAATGCAAATGAGATTCGCCGAGTTTGTAGTATTTGGTGGAGTAAATGGACCTATGACTCAAGCTGAAGCGGCAACCGCAGCAGGCTATAGTGCTAACCGGGCTAGACAAGAAGGATCCGAACTATTAAACCCTAGACTCAGCCCTCTGGTAGTACAATACGTAGGCAAACTAAAGGAAGAAAGACTTAGGAAATTTGAAGTTAATTACGAAGGTCACGTTGCCGAGCTTGCTCGCATAAAAGAGCTCGCTTTAAAGAAGGGTAGCTTTTCCTCTGCAGTAAACGCAGAAACAAACCGAGGCAAGGCAGCAGGATTATACATAGAACGAAAAATAATAAAACATGGGAAACTAGAAGATATGTCAGAGCTAGAGCTAGAAGCCAAAATGAAACAAATTTTAGACGATTACGCACCAATTTTAAACGTTACCCCCGAAGCTGAATTATTGGACCAAAAACCATCACAAACCAAAGCAAAGAAAAAACAAATAAAACCAAAAAATATTGTTGCCAGTCAGACATCTAAAAAGAAACAAACACCCACGCCAGCACCAGGACAGACGCAAATAGTAAAAATATAAGTCTATCGGGATTCCACATTTAATCTCTCCATTTTAAGGATGCAACCAAGTGGGAATACGTTGCGATCTGAATACGCTTCATCTTTCTCATCAAAACTACTAAAAGTCCAAAGAAATTTCTTTGTTTTCTTATAGATGTACGCAAACGTAACCATCTTCGAACACTCAAATCTATCAAACTCCTCCACGGTAGCATGCGCAGCATCCCCTGTGATGTCAAGCCATGAGATCTTATAGAAGAAATACTTCTTCTTATTAATCATTACATGCTTGTATTTAGACTTCTTCCTTTTAGGCATTTTAAATTTATATAAGTAATCTCAAAAACAATCAAAGATTCAAAAAAATTAAAAAGTTTTTCCTTTGCGAATATTTTGTTGGTATTGCTATGTTTTTGATATCTACTGCCAGATCTGCCAGATTGTGAAATATGAAATGTCAAACAATTTGGCAGTATTTTGCTTAAATAACCCTTGGTATTGTTATCTTTTCTCTCAAACTGACAGATTGACAGATTATTTTGAACTATTTTTTTTTTTAAAAAACAATAAATGTTTCTGAGATTACTATATGTAGTCAGCTGCCTAATTTGTGCCATAATAACGCCTTAATATTGCCACTTTCTCAGCAGCACTAGCACATTTAGCCAATAATTTATCAATTTCGCCTGTAATGTCCGCATGATCCACCATGACAGCATTGCTCCCAGCGTTCACTAGGAGTAGGTCTATCTTGAGTAAAGCGTCTTCTTGCTCTGACTCATATCGTTTAATTAAGGCTTTGTATACTCGTTCTCTCATGTTTTATCCTCCTTTTGCAGGGCAGCATATTGAAAAATAATATTAACTGCCCTTGTTATAAATACGATTAAACTTTTTGAAGATTTACTGCAGACGGCCCTTTTTCGCCGCTCTCCACTTCAAATGTCAATTCGTCACCCTCATTCAGCTCTAAGCTTGCTGCTCTTGCTGCTGAAGAATGAACGAAAACATCTTTTTCCTTGTCTTCTCGCTCAATGAAACCATAACCCTTAGTTGGGTTAAACCATTTCACTTTTCCTTTTGTACTCATGTTATTGTACTCCTTGTTTACGTGGCGGATGCTTCATGCTCGTTATTAGATGTGCTGACGTCATGAATGACACTCAGCATAGGGAATTGAGGGCGAACACATAGCTGTACTCGAGCCCGCCACAACCCGGATGAAAAACCCCTCTATCCCAACTCTAAATTCTATTTGCTTCAAAATCTATTTCTCCTACGTTTGCTTGTTCTTTTTCGTCATTAATTAGGTCATAATAGCTGTCCAATCTTTTCAAAAACTCATGTTTATAGCGCTTTAATTCATGGTCTTGTATCTTAAATTCTTGGTAATACAGATCCGGAGTGCACATCATAATGACTCCTTGTCTTATTTTACTTCCATGAACATGATCATGTGCCATGGCATAGGCTGCAATCTGCATATAATAATCTTCTACCCATTCTTCTCTCTTGGGGCGATTTGACTGTTTGAAATCTCCAATCGTTTCCATGTCATTATGCATACAGACTAAATCTGTACTGCCTGCGTAAAGACCCGGATAGTATAAAGTAATTTCTGTGCCATAGTACTCACTGATAGGAGTTAATCCTACGTCAATAATTTTTTGAGCCATTGGTTTAGCTTGGACACCAACCTCCGTGAGGTCTTCATAACCGGCCCCTTGGATGTGTTTCTCCAAGAACTTATGCATGGCAGTGCCCCGTTTACTAGAATAGTTCTTAATTCGTTCTGCTTCTTCGTCACCGACTTTTTCCTTCCAGCGTCTTAAATAAGTCTGATCCTTTGTTTTTGCAAGCACCGTGGTCACTGAAGGCAGTCTCATGCCCTGGACATCATAGGTCCGTGATCCATGCTCCGTGGTTCGTGCTGCCTGGACGTAGC